TAAGTTGCCATTCTTCAAGGAGAACCCTGTCTATATAAATGCAGAAAACATGATTCCATATTATACACTTAATATGTTTCAGCCAAGTGAAAGAAAATATAGTGACAAATTTGGTGGTGCAGTTGCAGCAATCATAGATAAGTCTCCATTCTTTAAAGAACCCATAGGACAAGTAATGCTTGATTATATGATTTTACCAATGATTACTGGAGAAGCAACTGGTGTTTTTGGACAGCCACTTTGGACAAAAGATGCTGGTTTGTTGGAGAAAGGTGGAAGAGTATTGCAGGCAGGAGCAGAAACAATTTTACCATCTGGAAAGTCCGCTGCGTTGGGTCTATTGCCAGAGAAAGTACTACCGTATGTTCCAAGTTATCGTGCACGTCAATTAGGTTTTGCCGCAAGAGGAAAGAGTTCTGTTGGGGCGGATGTACAAGAACCAGCCGCAGAGCGTACAGCTCGTGTTCTCTCCTCACTAGCTGGTTTGCCAACTTACAAAATTAATTTAAGAAATAAATAATATGGGAATTTTAGACGCACTTAAAAAAGGGTATCCATCTAAAGGCATAACTGCCGAAGATGCAATGAAGGAAGATTTAGATTCTAAGTTTAGTAATATAGAGGCAATGAATGACGATGTGACAAAACAAACATTGAAGGGTAAAGAGCAAATAAAGAATTTGAAAATAAATCTGTTGAAGAAGATTTATTCAGAAATGAGAAGGATGGGTGTGAACCCAGGTAATTTAGAAGAGGTTGGAGCTTTTTTGGAGAAGATGGAACAGATTGACCCAGACCTTGTTGTGTTGTTTGAAAACGCAATGAGTGCCTTAGACCCAATGAAAGAGTCCAAAGGCAAACCAGCGCCCACAGGTCCACCTATCGCGCCCGAACAAATGCAACCAGGTCAGATGCAACCACCAGAACAGATGCAGTCACCACCACAGATGGGGCCGCAACAACCAGACCTAATGCAACAACAAACAGAAAATCTACAAAATAAGATAATGAGATAGTAAACTAAAAAATATGAAGACAGAAGAGTACCCAAGAGAATATGAATTTGTTTTTACAGGAAAAGAAAAACTAAAGCGTCACCTAAAAGAAGATAAGATTGATTTTCTTGATGGCAACCCAAAGAGCATGACACAGTATGTTGAAATGGCAAAAAGTTTCATGTGGGATGCTGAAATGCAAATTTTTGATATTATAGTAAAGGCGGCATGGTTAAAAAAACGTTTTATTTACAGAAAGGCAGTGCCGAACATTACAATTAATAATATGGGTTGGGAGTACAACATGGCGATAGCAACACTCTTTAAGGCCAAGATTGGTTTCCATCCAGGAATGTTTAGTCATAATGGAAGTGGATGGATGAAGTTGTTAATAACATACTTACCTGATTTTTATCCTGACTTTGACATGTCTAATCCATTTGAAACAAAGTTTGAATATCCATATAAGTATATGAATTTAGAATGTCTTGTTTTAGTTTATTCAATGAAAGATAGGTTGGAATTTCTTAAGAGGGGTGAAGAACGAAAAATGAACTATGCTGAGTTTCTTGATTATATGCTTAATCATATTCAGTGTCATAACGAGAAGACCACAGAAAATGAATATGCATTGAGGGTTGGTAAGAATGCAATAAACTATATTTCTATTAAAAAATAATATGGAAGAAACCAGAAAATTAAAACCAGTTATTTTTGAAGAGGGGCGCCAGTTGCCAAGATATAGTCACAATACCCACATGCAGACAATTTTGTTAAAGGCATTGTCTGAGGGAGTAACAGATGTTAATGAACTTAGAAAAATATCAGGTGCAAAAACAGCGGCAGATGTATTTAGGACACTGGACAAGTTGGCTCTTAGACGCGAGTATCAGACTGCGTTAGCTACAAATGGAATAACACTTGATTCTATTGCAGGGAAAATTAATGATTTGATAACGAATGGTTCAGATAAAATTAAACTTGGAGCACTCCAGGTTTTAATGAAATCACTTGGGTTAGACAAGTATGAAAAAGAAGAAGACAGTGGGAAGAGTTGGGAAGAAACAATTCTTGAGTTATCTGACAAAGAGTCTAGTCCAAAGTTAATGTTGGAAAACAAAACAAGTGATTATAATGTTATACAACCACCAGTACCAGACTCAGTAAAAAAGAGACAAGAAGATGAAAAGCAGTTAGCAAAAGAATTGTATGGAAAATAGAGGAACAATAGATGATGCTGTTGAAAGGTTAAAAGACCCTAAATTTTATTTAGAGAATTTTACTAAGATTAAAGGTAAGGGTACTGGCTCACTTATTCCTTTTGTTTTAAAAGAAGCACAGAAAGATTTGTTTAATGCATTAAGAAATAGTAGTCGTGTCATAATACTTAAATCGAGACAAATCGGTTTCTCGACCGCAGTGGTTGGGTATTTCTATCATGACACAATAACAAATCCAAATACAACCACAGCTTTGATTGGCTATAATGCAGCACTGACATCTGAGTTGCTTGAAAAAGTTAAGACTTTATATAAGTCCACACCACCAGAATTACGTCCAACTATTCAGTATAATTCTAAGTCAGAAATTAGTTTCCCTGCTATTAATTCAAAGATTTTGGTGTTACCTTCAACAGTTAATGTTGGTCGCGGATATACACTGAATAATGTTTTGGCAACTGAACTTGCATTCTGGGATGACCCCGACGAAAAGATGACAGCATTAGAAGCATCAGTACCAGCCAGTGGTAAGATTGTAATAGAGTCGACACCAAATGGAATGGGAAACAAATACCACAGAATGTACATGGCAGAAGATAATGGATATGTAAAAAAAGAATATGGTTGGCACTGGGGTTACAATGAAGAAGAGATAGAATTAATTAGACGAAGAATTAATGACCCACGCAAATTTGCTCAGGAATATGGGTGTGAATTTCTTGCTTCAGGTAGAAATGTGTTTGACCAAAACATAGTTAAAGAACAAAGAAAAAATGTACTTAGTCTTGGTGATAGTGTTAAATTAGAAGACGGTAGTGAATATATTGTTAAAGAGGTTGATTCACTTGTCACTTATAAACCATGTGTTGCAGGAGAACAGTATGTATGTGGTGTAGATGTTTCAGAGGGCGTTACTGGGGGAGATTACAGCGTTGCAACATTTTTTCACAGAAAGACAGGGGAAGAGGTGGCTCAGTATAGAGGATTCTTACCACCAGATGTTTTAGGAAAAAAATTAAATGATTGGGGAAGAAAATATAATAATGCATTGATGGTCGTGGAAATAAATAACCATGGACTAACAACCCTCACCATGTTAAGACAGTGCATCTATCCATCAATCTATTTTAGACCAGCCAAATTTGAAACTATTGGAATACAGGTAAGTGATAAGTTTGGATGGAAAACAACAAAAATGACAAGAGAATTGTTGATAGATGACTTTGCACAAGCAATTAGAGAGGGTGATTTAATTATTCACAGTAAGGAACTCTTAGACGAAATGACAATTATGGTTTATGACGCAAATTCAAATATGATTGTTCCAGACAGTTTTCACGATGATTGTATTTTTTCAGCAGGAATAGCATTCCAAGGTTTTAAGACAATGTATAGTGGAGAACTAACTCAAATTAAACATGAAAAATATTTACCAGTTAACTTTTCTTATTAAAAAACAATATGGCAAAAGACACTTATAGTCCATCTGACTTCTCTAAAAAAGAGCAAGACCTGATGAGAAAATTTGTATTACAAAGAGACGATGCTAAGCGTTATTTTGAGGCTTGCACAAAACCACGGTTAGATAGAGCCTATAAGCTTTATATGTCGTATGGTGGAGACAGGGCAGCAGAATTAAAACGTCTTGGGAAAACATGGATGGCCAATATTTTTGTGCCATATACCCATGCTGTGGTTGAGACATTAATGCCTCGTATATTAGATGCAAGACCAGACTTTGCTGCACAAGGTAGAACAGAAGATGACCAAATGAAAGCGGTTAAGTTAAACCAACTTAGTGATTATACGTGGGAAATATCAAGAATGGACGAGGTGTCTGAGGATGTTACTAGGTCTGCTATTATTTTTGGTACTGGTTATATGCAGGTTGGGTGGAAAAAGGATGTGAGAGAGCAGAAGTTTCTTGATACTAAGGATTTTGCTAATAAAAAATATAAATGGACAAAAAGAAAAAAAGTATTTTACGACGCACCATTTGTTGAATCTGTGGATAATTATAGTTTGTGGTATGATTGGCACAATGTTCCAAAAGAAAGTAAACAGTACTGGTTCAAGAGGTTGGTTATAACAGAAGCAGAGATTAGGCGCAAATACCCATCTGCTGATTCAAAAAGATTAAAGATGTCCTTTAAATCATCTCCGTTAGATACAACAGACTTTGCGTCAATAAGAAATGAAATTAAATATTCACATGAGGGTATAAACAAAGGAGACATGATTCTTGGTGGCGCTTCTGGCACTGGTTCAGATAGATATAGCAATCAAAATGATGATGATGTCCAGATGCATGAGGTTTTTGAGTGGTGGAGACCATTTGATGACGCATATTCAGTTGTGGTTAATGAGGTTCCTGTTTTTAAGGGAGGAGAAATGCCAATCCCATATGATTTTAAAGAGTCTCCTTTTATTGATGTGCCATTCTTAAAACTTCCTTTTGAGTTTGAGGGAGTTGGTTTACCATTGATTTTAGAGAGTCCACAGATAATGTTGAACATGATAAAGAACCAAAGGCTAGATTCTGTTACTCTTAATATTCATAAAATGTGGATTGTTAATCCACTAGCAAATATTAATAAAGAAGAATTAATTGTTAGACCTTTTGGGATTATCTATTCAGCCGACCCAAACGGTGTTAAAGAGGTTGTGTCATCAGACATAAAACAAAGTGCTTACAAAGAAGAGGAGATGCTTAAAAATGATATGAGGTATGCGTCTGGTGTAGATGATTTTTCAATGGCGGTTGGAGGCGGAGCGGGCAGTGCCACAGAAATAAGGCATCTTCGTGAGTCCACCCTTGAGCGTGTAAGGCTCTTTGTTAATCATTTGGGCTCATCATATGCGACTTTAATGAGGTATTGGATTTCTATGTATAGCCAGTTCTTTACACAAGACATGATAGTTAGAATTGTTGGTGAAGACGGACGAGAAATGTTTCCAATCATAGAAAAAGATGATTTAATGGGTGAGTTTGATTTTAAAGCAGCTGTTTACCCATCTATTTCTGGTAAGAATGATATTGATAAAAAACAGGGTATGGATTTGTTTCAACTCCTTGTTAACATGCCTTTTGTTGACCCACAAAAGCTTACATCAAAAGTTTTGCATAGTTGGAACTGGAGTTTAGATTCTCTTATCAAAAAAGAAGAACCACCACAAATGCAAGAAGGAATGTTGCCAGAAGAAGAGATGGCTGGTGCGGAACAACAAGGGCCTCAATTACCTATGGTTGAGGGCGGAGAGGTACCTGAAGACGTTATACAAGGCGCAATGGCTCTGTTGGGCGGAGGACAAGCCCCAGAGGGGTCTCCTTTTGCCGAAGCAGGTGCACCAATTAACCTATTAGATTCACAGGGTGCATTACCTCCTACTGCTCCAAAGTTAGGAAAAACAACTAATCCAAGAGGGTTAAATAGGGGAGGTAAGGTGAATACTAATATACCTACGCGCGCGTACCCAAGAGAGGGGAGCGAGGCAAACCAAGCAGCAAACATTCAATCTTAATATAATATGAAGATATATGGCAAAGAAAAAAATAACAAATGAAGAGAAAAATGATTTGGACCTTTTGGTCGAACTGTCCAACTCACACCTTTGGAAGTCAATTATTAATCTTAATAGACAAAAAGATTCTGAATTACTTTCAGCACTTGCTTCTATTGACCCGTTTAAGGAGCCAACTGTAATGGCTAGGACACAGGGAATTAGACAGGGTATTTATTTTCTTGAAAGTTTGGTTAACCTTGAAATAGAGAAGCGTGCCAAAACTGAAAGAAAAGACACCAAAGGAGCCAGAGACAGTGATTTGGCTGATGATTTTCCTGGATATAATACATAAATTTTGAAAGTGATTGGGACTTATGCTATAATTAGTTTGTAATAATAAACTTGTAGCATTATAATAAAAAATAAATATGGCAAATGAAAATTTGGTTAAACTAATTAAGAATATAAAAATGAAGGACGCGGGATACA